TTAAATGCTATAGGAAAACAAGATACGTATCTTATAGATAAAGATCCATATAAATCGTTCTTTAAATACGATTTAAAACAACACTCTAATTTTAGAAAATTTCACAGAAATACAAGGGTATCAAAACCAAATGATGATAATTCATCGTGGCCGTTCAACAATTCTATAAAAGTAAAATTTAAACCACGAAATATGGGTGACCTATTATCAAACATGTATGTTTCTATAAAAATGCCACGTGTATCTTCAGGTCATCATACTTATGCCGATCAACTTGGTCGTCATTTATTTAAATCGGTAACCATGCGCGTTGACGAAATTATAGTTGAAAAATTCAATATGGATTGGGGTATAATTTACGATGAATTATATTTAGACGAATCCGAAAAAAGAACTAAAAGATATACACTAAACAGGAATGTAGCTGAGGATGCATCTACGGCAAGTCAGGGAACTATAGATTTGGGACAGTATGATTCAGAATTATTTATTCCAATACCATTTTTCTTTTCTAGAAAATATGAAAATGATGAATATGAAACAAATAAACCAAATAGACCATACTTTCCCTTATGTGCTATTCATAAACAAGAAATTGAATTTGAATTTGAATTTCAACCACAATCTTTTTTTACGGATGAACCATCTAATTTAATTGTGAACGAATTTGATATAATAACGGAAGAAATAACAATAGAACCAAGTGAGAGAACATATATAAAAAACAAAAAATATACTTTTATTACTGATATTGTTAAAAAACACCCAAGTTTAGAAATAACACCTGATATGAATGAAGCTAATATAGATCTTGTTCCAAGTATACCTGTTAAAACTATAAACTGGTTTCTTAGAAATACAGATTTTGAAAACGAGAATGTATCACGAGAATCTTCACAAACAAATACCACACCCGATGCAGAATATTATTATCAAAATCGATTCAATTTTTCATCTAGTATGACATCTACAATTCAAAATGAGTTTTATAATCCACCCATGAGTAGTGCAAAACTTTACGTTAATGGTGAAGATTTACCTGGTTTACAAGATAGTGATCACAAATATTATAAATACATAGTACCTTTTACAAGTCGTTTATCTAGACCTTTCAGGAATATATACACGTATACTTTCTCGATGAATCCGGTTAATGTGGAGTCATCGGGAAGTTTAGATTTTACATATTTGCGTTCAAATAGAACTAAATTGAACATAAAAATGAAAGAAGGTTTAACAAAAACATATACATTACATATTTATTACGTTGGTTACCAAACGTTTACTTTTGAAAATGGTTTCATGAATTATGCTTATTAAATAATTGTTTTTTATGATCTCGAATATAATCAATTATATTATTTTTAATACACCATCTGATAAAATTTAACTGTGCTACAGTTGTGCTAATTTCATCAGTTGTCCCGGGTATAACATAATTTATCTTTTTTGATCTACAAAACGGGTCGAATAATTTTTTACTATATCCATCTAAACTTGATTTATAAGCACAGTGAACACTAAATATTTTACCGTCTCCGGTTTTATAAGATAAGTTGTTTTTTTTAGAATAATTTGTTATGAACCACTCGAGGTTTCTGAGAGAAATACCACCAGTTTTTGTCAGTATTTGATTAAGAGAATCTCTATTAGTAGAAACTTGATAAAAGGAATCTATAGAATGTAATAAGATATCCGATTTATTCATCTTATTAAATTTGTATTTTAAGCTTTAAACTACTTTTTATTACATGATTAAACCACCTAAACTAATAGGCTTATTAGTTTTATCCGCTTTAGTATTTAATTTTATAAATGTCATATCCATAACTGGATGTAAATTTATCTTTTGATCCACGTGTAATCCACAAAGATATTTTTCATTAATATCCACACGCTTACATATACATACACCGCCTTTTGTTATACCACGACATCTTGGTCTACCTTTATTATCATAATGATACTGTTCGTAATAAGGATGGAATTCGTTAGGTTTTATATGTATTTTTAATGCACAGTTTTCTAAATCTTTATAAACATTCTCCATTATTTTAATTTCAGTATATTCTTTTATTGGATCCACTAATTTTTTTGGTAATTTAGTTTTAATAACACGTTTAATTTTATAATCCTTATTATTTACATCTTCCTTAATTTTAAATAATTCAAATTTGAATATTGAACTATCGATTAGTTTATCAAAAGTAACACGCCGACTATTAGAACTGATGTCTTCGTATATATCATATAACCTTTCGATACTCTGTTTTTTTATAGACTTATCTATTACATCTTCTACATCTTTATCGTGAGGTGTCGAATATATATGAAAACCCATGTGTCTTATTATCTAATATATCCTATTTTTTAATTACCTTCCACATATCTGATATTTTTCTTTGATTAGGATCGTCCACAATTTGTTTACGTCGGTTTGGTTTTGCACGTGTTATAAGTTCACCAAAAATCTCTTCCCTAGGATCATTAAATAACGGTTCTATCAAATCGCACACTGGATTAAGAAACTTATTAAGAAAATAATATGGGTAATCTATTGGTAAATTATTATCGATCGCGTATTTAGGATCTTCTGCTTTTTCGTATGCTTTTGCACGTGGATCGTGTGTTTTAATAAGAATGTAAGGTACTCTGTCACCAGATTGAGGTTCTGAACCAGGTTGACGTTCACGCATTTTATTACGAACTTGAACGTGTGATAAATTCTCTGATTTATATGAATCACCCAATTGTTGTGAGAGTACCAACCTTTCATTAGAAACATCACCCTCTAATAGTTCAATAGCTCTTTGTAAAGCCAGTGCTTTTGGGGGTCCCGTATCACTACTTTCCAAAACAACGTCGAGTAACTCTTTACAAACCTCTCTCATGTGAGGTGTATTATCTCGCCTTACGAGTTGAAGACCCTTTACATCAATATAATCCATGTTCATGTTTCCATCTTTATCTTGTGTCCAAAGCTTCGCCGCGTATCTTTTCTTTGAATACAAAAAATACGGACAATACACTTTTTCGAGTTCAAGATTATTTGGTTTTTTAAACAAGTGTGTACATTCCGAAGCAGCCTTCTCACCAAGTTCCCAACTATACCTAATCGCATCATCACCTTTACGATCACCTACATCGAATTCAACCATAACAGAATCTGTATCACCGTATCTTACCTTTGCACCAGGAAAATTCTCCTCTACGTATTTCTTAGTATCATCAATCATCATTCTACCTTTTCGCGTTACAGACGATGCTATTGGTACACAAGGTAACATTCCCTTAGAAGCACCCGTAAAACCATACACCGAATTCATTGATATTTTATAAGCCAATTGTTTACCGTTATACATTTGTTTTAGGGATCCAGATGAATTTGCCATGTCTTTCTTAGCCTGTTTTCTAAATTGTTTCAATTCGGTAAGAATACTAGGTAAAAGACTAGGTACATTTTGGACGAATTTAAACTGACCAAACGTCTCTATTTCCAAATCGGGATACCTTTCCTTATCTTCATATTTAGGATTCATAATCAAAGTTGAATAACAAAGGTTATGTGCCACCATAATAGATGGGTAAAGAGCTTCGAAATCTAAAGCTGTTATAGGTGTATAATACGCACCTTTCTGTGCCTCGAGAACAGTAGCACCTTCATAACCATTAACCATACCTTCACCCCATGCGATTGTTGGTACGAGGTACCCCATTTCTCGTGCCTTTTTAGTTAATTGACTAAAAACTTTTATTTGTTGACCACGCTCAACCAAATAAGATAAAGGAACCCACGTTGCTTTTGCCATCTCCAATAAATTAATAAGTATACACAGTTTTGAAAGTAATCTATGTGGAAGTAAAGTATCTTTAATACAATATTCAGCAACTTCGCGTAGTTTTACGGGATCTTCCTCAACAAAACGCGCAAACATTTCTTTGACTGGCATATCTATTTTTTGATCACCGAGATATAATTTAGAAACGTTATCAAGCTTATACGAATCGAGTTTATACCCTTTTTTAACCTCATGGAATAAATCAAAAACAAAACGACCAGGTATAGGTAAAAGTTTCAGATCATTATCACCAAGTGCACTCGATGATAATTTTTTGTATATCATTTTACACGTATGATACTTCAATTTACTTAATTTATAAAAATTACGATTACACATTGTTTTTGTAGCACGTTTCATTATATATTCCATATCAAAACCAAATATGTTCCATCCCGTGATAATATCGATATCTTTACTAGTGAGATATTTACTAAACGCTTCTAACATACCACGCTCAGTATCGTAACTCAATAGTGTACATCCTTCTAGATCAGGATCCGTTTTTTTATAACAAAAACACGTTTTATCGTAAGGTATATCGGATCCAAATTTACACAGTGAAACAGCTATTTGAAAACAACAATCACCGTCTATATCGGCATCAGGAAATTTACCAGTTGAACTATTACACTCAATATCTAAAGACGCAACTACAAAAGGTGCAGTTTCGGGTTTATCAACAGGTTTTAAGTCTTGCCAATCACTACAATATAAATCGATATCAACCTTTGCGATATCGTTTACTTCACACTCTTCGCCGGTATCCAACCACCCAGTAGACTGAATACCTGTTCTATGCATTAATCTCAGGACAGGTTCGAGGTTTGATTCAAAAACCTTCAATTTTACAATTTCATCAGGAAGTTTATGTTTTAGTTTATTCGCAACACGTCTCCTATCACCCAAAGTTTGACACTCGATTTTCATAAAGTAAAATTTTTCATTATTTTGAAATCCCCAAACATCTTTATATTGAGCTACACTATAATCAAGTATCAATTCAGGTACTATTTTACATATTTTATTATACCAAATAACGGACCATGTATTCGGATCTTCGCGTGGTAACTTTATAAAAAAGTAAGGTTTAAATTCAGTTGTTAAGCAGACGGACTTACCATCATATGTCTTACCGAAAATGTGCACTAAGTGTTTTTCATCGTCATCCTCGGTTTCCCAGGTAAGTGCTTGAAAAACAACCATATCTCTTATTACGTTATCGCTCAATTTTTTTAATATAGTATATTAGTAAAATATGTCAGCTGCTTTAATTGACCTCGTCTCAGTCGGTGCCCAAGATGTGTACATCACAGGCGATCCTCAAGTCTCTTTTTTTAGACAAAACTATAAACGTCACACAAACTTCGCCATTAAACCCGAACGCATGGATTTCATCGGAACGTTTGGTGCGAGTAACGAAGTTGTTATTCCAATAAGGTCCAAGGGTGATCTCTTGAGTTATGTATGGATTGAAGCCACAAATATTAATCTTAAAAACGATAACGCCGCGAGTTTGTTCAGCTCGGCGGCTGCACCAACAGAATTTTCTTTGTATATCGGTGGTCAGGAAATATGTAAAATGGATTCTCTCTTTGTTGCGGGTGTACATAATGTTCTTTATAATGAATCCCAGGCTAAAGCATCTTGTGCAACTACGTGCTATGGTCCTGGTGTAGCGAATAATGCAACAAATAACACATCTTCGGGAAGTTACGTCATTCCATTCTTTTTCAGTGAAGATTGGACCAAATCACTCCCACTCGTCGGTCTTCAATACCACGAAGTTGAAATTAGAATCAAGTTACACTCCGCATTCTCTGAGGGTTCTACACCAAAGGTGTATGGATCTTATGTGTACCTTGACACCGAAGAACGCGAATTCTTCGCGAATAACGAACAAGAACTTCTCATTACACAAACACAATTCCAGCCAATGTCTAAAAATGACACCAGTGTTGATTTAACATACTTTAACCATCCAGTTAAGGCTGTACACATTGCATGTGCCGAAGACAATGGTACAAAGTACTCGTTCACAGACGCATCTTTGTACATTAATGGTACCACTCTTTTCGAAAACATGACGTATGAGTATCACAATAAAGTCGTGCCATCGAGACATTGCTCGATTCTCCCGGAAACGCTTAGTGTTGAACCAGTAACAACATGGCCATTCTGTCTTACGATGAACAAATCACAACCAACTGGTACCTTGAACTTTTCGAGAATCGATAATGCTAAAATTACAATTAATGGGGGAGACTCTGGTGATACTCCAGCGGCTCTCAGAGCGTATGCGGTCAACTATAACATTCTCAGGATTAAGAATGGTATGGGTGGTGTCGCTTTTGGTAACTAAAATTTTACATTGTACCCGTCGAACCAAATCCTCTATTCGCGCGCATGGTTCTTTTTAATTCACTCACTTCCTCAACAAAAGGTGTCATACACTTTTCTAAAATTAATTGAGCAATTCTATCACCCTTTTTAATTTCGTATGGAACAATCCCGAGATTAAATAGGTTTACCTTCAATTCACCGGTATAATCTGGATCAATAACACCCGCACCAACGTGGATACCGTATTTTACAGACAGACCCGATCTAGGCGCTATTCTACCATAACACCCAGGTGGGACAGTCGCACAAACACCTGTACTCACAATATTACGTGCACCAGGATCAATAGTCAAATCATCGAGACTGTATAAATCATAACCAACAGATCCAGGTGATCCACGTGTCGGTAAAACTGCGTCTAACGTTAACCGTTTAATTTGAAGAGTTTCAGAAGGTATCATTTTTATTATTACAATAAACCATTTCTTTATATAAATTAAATATAGTAATATATAAATGACCGTTGAAATAGTAACTTATGCGAATAAATCATTCGGTATGTTTGAAAAACTTGTAAATAACGATTTCAGTGTTAAAGTAAAAGTTCTTGGTATGGGTAAGAAATGGAATGGATACATTGATAAATCTATTGGACTACTAGAATACATGGAAACAAAAAAAGACGATGATATAATTGTTTTTGTCGATGGCTTTGATACAAAAATAAACAAGAATCCATATAATATAAGAACATTATTCGAAAGTTATGATTGTAAAGTACTCGTATCGAAAGATCCCCGACTTATGAATAAATTTGGTGAAATATTTGTTTTTGGTAATTGTAATGATAGTGACGTAGCAAATGCTGGTATGTACATGGGTTATGTCAAAAACCTTAAAATCATATTAAAAGAGTCTATACAAATGAAATGTGTAGATGATCAGGTTAATTTAAATACTTTATGTAAAAAATATAATTTCATAAAAGTTGATGATAAAGAACTAATTTTTAAAAATTTTAGTCCTTTAGATAAAGAAGAAAGTGTAAACGCGGCATTTATTTCTTTTCCAGCTAGTGCAAATGAAAGTCGATGGTTTAGAATGTTAACAGAATATAACCAATTTTATTACATTTACATTTTGTTTATAAATATCGCTTTACTTGCACTCTTTCCCAAAAAACAAAATTATTTATTGGGTTCGTTGTTACTTTTTACTACCTTTTACGTGTTTTACGCCGATAAAAGCTGTACAACTGATTAAAATACACAATAAAAACAACACTAAATCTTCGACAGATACTTCGTAACCTAATACAGGTAATCGAAACATGCGATAATCTTTGTAGTGACAAGCGGTTTTCTCACCTCTATTCACTACCTTTTCTGTAATTTTATCATATACCTTGTTACAATGTCTATTATACCTATTTGAACTCATTTCACCACTCATTTTATATTCCTCGTCTGTCCAAAATGAATTTTTTTTATCTATTTTTTTATTTAGGTTTTTCATTGTTGTTGTTTGTACATCGTAATGAAAAGAATGTTTATAGTTTATTATTTTTTCCGCACCTTCGCGTGTAATAAAATATGCAGCGGTCGAACCAGATAATAAATAAGGATTACCACCATCTTTAGGGCATACACCGTCACAATGTAAACTTAAATAGTCCCAATCTATTTTACTAAGTTTTATTCTTAAAAAATTTATATCATTGAAAATTGGAAATGCATCATCTTCTAATATAAGAGCACATTCATTTGAATCGTTCTTTAAAAAATGTTTAAGTGCCTGTATATGACTATATGTACAGCCAATAGCAGATCTGGGCTTTAATAAGGGTGCTGTTCGAACAAAATGTTTTTGTAATTCACTCTTATCAATATCTTCAAATCTATACCCACTAATACGAACTGGATATATACCAATCTCATTAAGTTTTTTTTCTTGAACATCGTATCGTTTCTTTTGAGAATCCAAATTTATAACGTACGTATTAAAGTCCATTTATTTATAGAAATATTATATTTTACACTTCAGTGATGCAAAAATAAGCCATGCAATTACATGATCGACTGAATAATGTTCTCGAGACGCCACTGAAAAAATGGATGTTAGTATTGGCCACACTGGCCACAAAGGTAAACCTACGTAATACGATGATATAATATTAACTGTAGCGTGTCCAGAAAACATATAATCATTACAAAAACCAAATGGTGGTTTTAGTTTACACTCCTTGGATGAAGGTAACGTTGTTACATAATTTGATAATCCCCTAAAAGTATACATTAAAATAAACGCCGTTAAAAAACTTTGTTTTTTAGATTTTACCCACGAATTCCATGAAAATATAACAAAGAGTGTAGGTATAATTAACGCATAATCACCCAAATGATCGTATTTTTGTAAATTTGGTAATAAATCAAATCCTAAATCATATACTCGTTCACCTTCCTTAACATTTCTTTTATAAGAAACACAATATCCAATCAACCCGTTCAATAATAAAGCTAATAAAAATAATATATAAATGAACATTGTTCTAACATACCCTGAGAATATATTTAAAAGTATGAGTTCAGTACTAATTAATAATGAGTTTGAAAATCATAATGGGGAACATGTTTTCGGGTAAAACAACTGAACTCGTTCGACGTTTGAAAAGATATGATATAATAGGAAAACGTATCATGGTGGTAAACTCTAATAAAGATACAAGGTCTCCACACGAAGTCTTACAAACACACGATAACACTAAATATAAATGTATAAAAACAGATGATTTAAATAAACTCAATTACGAAAGTGTAGATGTCATAGCTATAGACGAAGCACAATTTTTTACAGGTTTAAAAAAATTCGTCGAAAATGTACTCGAATCTAAAAAAACTATTATATTAGCAGGATTAGACGGTGATTATAAACAGAGAAAAATAGGTGAAATTATAGATTGTATACCACTCGCAGATAAAGTTTTTAAAATATCTGCGATGTGTATGGAATGTATGGATGGAACGCACGGTCCATTTACAAAACGAATTGTGAAAAATGAAGAAACAGAACTTATTGGTGGTAAAGAAATGTATAAAGCTGTATGTAGAAAACACTTATAAACGTTTTATTTCATCGTCCGTAAGACTAACGTCTAAATATAATATTGTTCTATCGTGTTCAGATTTATTATCTGCAAAATGAGGGAAAGTCGAATCAAATGTTATAGATTCACCATTTTTAACCTTTATTTTATTATTTTTCATGTAAAGATGACATTCATCCGGTACATCTAAACCAAGATTATACGCAATACGTTTATAAGATAAACCAGTTTCTGCATCTACGTGAATTCCAAGTGTAGTTTTAGGAAGCATTTTATTAAAAGCAGCTACGCGTACACCCTCTATATTTGAAAGAAAAGAAAATGTTTTGGGACAATGTTTACAATTATTATGTACAGGACGACCATCGTATATAATAGGCCAACTTATCCACGTACTCCCATCGTCGTGCCAACTCTTAACCCACCCGTAACCCTTTTCGAATTTTTTTACTAATTCGAGTGGTTTATTTGTATCACACCATTCACCCTTTTTCCTTGGTTCATCTTGTATAAATTTAGGTGGTAATAAAACACATTCATCTTTTAAAGATATGTAATTATTTTCTAGTATTTTTAATTTTTCGGGTGTTTTAAATTTCATTTATATTAAATAACAATTTCTTTCCTTAAATAATTTAATATATTTTCGTATTATATACAAATGACAATTCATTCTAAAGATTCTAAATTAACCGATACACAAGTGGGTATACTCGCCGTACCAACACTCATGTTGATTACAGTTGCACTTCTCATTATTTTAAATAAAAAAATAAGAACGAGCCCAGGTGCATATTTATCTCTCGCACTAGGATCCGTACATTTATACCACCACTATACGCTCGTAAAATTACAAAACAAACACTAGATATATAAAGTAATAAATAGTATACTATATAAATGTTTATGATTGAAGAACCTTACGGAATAACCCAGTTTCAGGCTTGGTTAATATCACTTACTCTCGGAATTGTTCTCTATAGAAGACATAAACGCGGTGAAAATTATATTCAATAATAGATCAATTACATATTTTTATACCAAAATTACCCTTTAGTATAAAAATATCAGGTTACAATAAGAATGAGTTCTAAAAAAAATAAAGAAGAACTTACAAATAGAGATTTTTTCATATCAGGGACGCCCTCTAATAAAATAAATACAATAAATCGAGGTGTTAAAAAAACACCTCATGCGCGTATACAGGCACCAAGTAACAAAGTCATTAAAAGAACAATGATACCCGAAAAACAGACTGTTAAAAGAACACCAACCCCAAAACAATCTATTAAAAGAACACCAACCCCAAAACAATCTATTAAAAGAACGCCAACCCCAAAACAATCTATTAAAAGAACACCGATACCTAAAAAACAGACTATTAAAAGAACACCGA